GATTTAAATAATGGAAGAAGAAATGAGACAAGGTATGATGGGAGCAGATGTTGACACATCTCCTGCTGCTGCTCAACCTATGGAACTAAAAGTATCAGCTAGAGAAGTTTCAAACAATTTACAAAATCTTGAAGAACAAGAAAGAGAATTAATTACACAACTAAACGTACCACAGTTTAGAGATTTTATGTCTAAAGTATTTGGACCACAATTTGGTGCAGTAATGCAAGAAGCAATACCTGAACCACAACAACAAGTTTCACCGCAAGGAGAAAGCCCTGCACCTACGCAAGGTCAGGGAATAATGACGCAGCCACCCTCTCAATAGAGGCCCTGCATATGGGGGCGACCTGAATCCAACAGCACCCCGAAGGAGAAATAAATGGAACAAGACAATAAAGAAACTCCTGTTGTAGAAGAAAATTCAGCAACAGAAGATGTCGCAACTCCAACTCCATATAAGCATCCGAGTAGGAACTTAATGGACAAGGAAGTCGAAACAACAGCTACCGAAGAATCTAAGGAAGAACTTGACGAAGAGAAACCTAAAGAGGACCGCCCTGTAGGAGTAGAGGATGCCGTATTTAAGAAGCGATATGACGACTTAAAAAGGCATTATGATGAGACAATATCTAAGCACAAAGATGAAGTTCTCAAACTTAAAAAAGAAAAGGAGTTAGTTGCTTCTAAACCAATCTTTAAATCTAAAGAAGAACTTGAAGAGTGGAGAAAAGACTACCCTGATATGTATGATTCTGTTATGCAATTAACTACAGAAGCTACTATAAAAGCTAAACAAGATATGGAAGAAGAATTGTTACAAATTAAAAAACAACAATCTTCTCTAGCTAGAGATAGAGCAGAAGTAGAACTTGCAAAGAAACATCCAGACTTTAAGGACATTAGAGAAAGTTCTGATTTCCATGACTGGGCTTCTGTACAGGATAGTACAGTACAATCTTGGCTCTATGATAATAGTGACAATCCAAAATCTGCAGCACGTGCAATAGACTTGTACAAGTATGACAGAGGACTTTCTGATAAGAAGGTAAAGTATGATGCTAAAAAAGAAGCAGCTAAAACTGTTTCTAAAACTAAAGTATCTGAAACACCAACTGAAAAGAAACAATGGACTTGGGAAGCTATTAAAAAAATGAAGCCAGAAACATACGCTAAGTTTGAAGAAGACATCGATAAGGCTCACAGAGAAGGTCGCATCGTATAAATAGTTAACTCATATCAATTTTAATATAAATAATAGGAGACGATAAAAATGGCTTTTGATAAAGTATCAGGTAATAATAATCTAGCTAACGGAAACTTTAGCCCGATTATTTATTCCCAAAAAGTCCAGAAGTTCTTTAGAACTGCATCAGTAGTAGAAGCAATTACTAATACTGACTATGCCGGTGAAATTGAAGCTTTTGGAGACACAGTCAACATAATCAAAGAACCTACTATTTCTGTTAGTGCGTACTCAAGAGGTGCGGTTGTCGATACACAAGATATTACTGATGACCAAATCCAATTGACTGTCGACCAAGCAAACGCATTTTCGTTTAAAGTTGATGATATCGAGGAGAGACATTCTCATATTAACTTTGAAAGTGTTGCAACTTCTTCTGGTGCTTATGCACTTAAGAACGCTTATGACAAAAACGTAATCGCAGCAATGGTAGCAGGTGTAAGTTCATCTTCACCTGACCACTTACTAGGAGCAGACTCAGGCTCTGGACAAGACCAAGATGTTGGTTTTGGTTCAAGTGAGATTGACCCAGTTGACACAATTTCTAAACATAACAGACTGCTTAATGCAGCCGATGTACCTGAAGAGAACAGATGGTTCTTAGCAGGTCCAGAATTTGTGGAACAGTTAGGTCAAGCATCTAGCAAACTAATGAGTGATACTACAGGTAACGCAGCACCATTAAGAAATGGTAAAGTTATCGGTGGTAAGATTATGAACATGGATGTATATATGACAAACAACTTCGCAGCAAGTTCAACTTCGAACTTCTTCAAAGTATTAGGTGGACATATGTCATCTACAGCGACAGCTAATCACATCGCAAAGATAGAAGTTATCAGACACCCTGAAACTTTTTCTGATGTAGTTAGAGGTCTTCACGTGTATGGAAGAAAAGTATTAAGAGATAATGCTTTAGTTCTTTCACACATTTTAATAGACTAATAGGAGGTAATGATTAAATGGCAACTTTTACAGTAACAGGTAACACAGCATCTCCTGTAGCATTACCAACAGGTAAGGCAGTTAGATGTGTGACACAAGTAGTAGACTTTTCTCAGTTTACAAATGCAAGTGGTGACGTTATCCAAGCAATAGAAGTACCTGCAAACACTTTATGTTTGTATGCAGGTATGGATGTTTTAACTGCAGATGGTGCAGGTAATTCAGGAACTCTATCACTTGGTGATGGTGCAGACGTAGATGCTTTTGTATCTGCTTCAACACCAACCGCAGGTTTAGAAGTAACTAGAGAAAGAGCAGGTACTAGTGCAATGGGTACAACATCCATTGGATATAGAATATATGCTGCTGCTGACACTATTGATTTAGTAATCGGTTCAGGTGCTATTGACGCAAAAGTCAGAGTATTCTGTGTACTTGCTGACTTCGATGGTGAAGGTGATTCCGAAGCACAAAAGGTAACATTTGCATAATATTATGCAGATACATAGGGAGGGGTTTATACCCCTCTCTTAATAATGAAATTTTTTATTGCAGTTATAATTATTTTTAATAATCAAATAAACCCTAATGTGTTTACTTATCAGTATGCAGCATTTAATAAAATGAATGTTTGTACTGCTTTTTTAGAAAAAAATAATGATATAGTAGAACAGTCAATAGAAGACCAATTTCCCTCTACAACTATAAATAGCAAAATGATAGCTTGTATGACTGAACAAGAAATTAAAAAACTTTCAAATCAAACTCAAGGAATTAAATGGCAACAACAAGGACATATTTAGAATTAACTAATTTTGTATTAAATGAATTGAATGAAGTAGAACTTACAAGTTCTAACTTTACTTCAAGTAGAGGTGTACAAACTTCTGCTAAAAATTTTATTAACAAAGCTATTAACGATTTATATATGTCAGAAGTAGAGTGGCCTTGGTTACATACAGATGGTACTCAAGTTGCTATAACAGGACAACAAGAGTATGATTTTCCTGCAGCATTTAGAAAAGCAAACTTTGATTCATTTAGAATATCACCTACTAATTTAATTACTAATGGTGAGTTTACATCTGATATAAGTAGTTGGACAACAATAGCAGGTTCTGGTAGTGCATCTTATATTTCTACAGGTAATGGTAGATTAAGATTAAATGATTTTGCAGCACATCAGTCTATATCTACTATTGTAGGAGAAACTTATAACATATCTGTTAGAGCATTTGATTCAAACTCTACAGGACAAGCTTTTAAAGTTCAAGTAGGAACTGCAGCAGAAGGAACACAAAATTTAAATAGTACAATTACAGTTACAGATTTTGGTAATGGTGAAATATTATCAACAACATTTACAGCAACTGCAGCTACAACTTTTGTAACTTTAAATAATACTACAACTGCAACTAATATGGATGTAGATTATGTTAGAGTTAAAAGACAAGAAGAAGCAGTAAAATTAAAACCAATGACATATGATGGTTTTTTACAAGGTGCATTTAGAAAAGATGTAGCAGCTAATGATTCACAATATGGTAAACCTTTATTTGTTTATAGAACACCAGACCATAAAAGTTTTGGATTATCACCTATACCTAAGTTTGATGATTATACTGTATTTTATGAATACTATAAAACACACACAGAATTATCTGCAGCTACAGATACTATGGATTTACCAGACCACTATGCTGATGTAGTAGTTAATAGAGCAAAATATTATTTATATAAATTAAAGAATGATGTTCCTATGGCTAATATATCTAATGCAGAATATGAAGCAGGTGTTAAAAGAATTAGAGTAGAAATGTTAAATCATATTGAATATATGAAAGATACTAGAGTAAACCTTAACACTAGTAATAGAACAACAAGTAACACATCAGTATTAACTGTAACCTAAAATGGCAGCTACACAACCTTCAGTAGTAAGTTTAGGTGGGGGATTAATCTTAAACAAAGATGTATTCTCTATGTCTCCCGGTGAGGCCCTACAACTTAGAAACTTTGAACCAGACATTGAAGGTGGTTATAAAAAAATATTAGGCACTACAAAATTTAATACTAATATATGCCCACAAGTTTCAGCTTCTACAGAAAGAGTTGTATTTACTGCAATCTTTAATGATGTAGTATTAGCAGGTAGAGGTGGTAGTATACATAGAGCAAGTGCAGGTTCTGGTAGTTGGACATCAACTATAACAAGTTTAGGAACACCTACACAAAACTATGAGCATAGATTATTTAACTTTGATGGTACAGATAAAATTGTTATTACTACAGGTACATCTAATCCACAAATATTAAATAGTTCTTTTAGTACAAGTGTTGTTAATGCATCAGGAACTGCTAACTTTAAGTTTGTAGAAATATTTAAAAACCATATATTTTTTTCAGGCGACTCTAGTAATAAACAACAAGTTAGTTTTATGGGTCCAAACCTTACTAATGATTTTACTAGCGGTAATGGTGGTGGAACTATTAAAGTTGATACAGAGATTGTAGGGCTTAGAACTTTCCGTAACAGTTTAATTATATTTGGTAGAGATAAAATATTTAAAGTAACGGGTACATCTTCTGCTAACTTTGCAGTAACACCAGTTACAAGAAACATAGGATGTATAGACAGTAGAAGTATACAAGAACTAGGTGGTGACGTTGTATTTTTAGCACCAGATGGTTTAAGAACTATTGCAGGTACAGAAAGAATTGATGATACAGAACTTGGTACAGTATCTAAACAAGTACAAAAAAGAATTAATGAAATTACTACACATAATATTAATTCACTTGTTATTAGAAGTAAATCACAGTATAGAATATTTTTTCCTACAAGTGCAGACCAAGATGAAAACTCTGCAAGAGGATTAATATCTGTAATTAAAGCTAATCCAAATACAGGTGCATTAGGTTTTGAGTATTCTGATATGCAAGGATTAAAAGTTTCAAGTGCTGATTCAGAGTTTATATCTGGTACAGAAACTGTTGTAAGTGGTGGCTACGATGGTTTTGTTTATAAACAAGAATCAGGTAATGTATTTACACAAGCAGAGTCAACAGTAAATATAAGTGGAGTTTATCGTTCACCAGATATGACTATGGGAGACCCCGGCATAAGAAAAAGTATGCAAAAAGTTATATGGAATATAGACCCCGGTGGAACACTAGCATCTAGTTTTTTATTAGAATATGATTTTAGTGATGATGAAGTACCACAACCAGAACCTTATTCATTATCTATAACAGGTAACATAGCACAATATGGTTTAACAGAGTCAACTTATGGTTCTGCAGTTTATGGTTCTACAGGTTCAGATTTAATTAGACAACCAGTCGAAGGAAGTGGATTTACTATAGCTGCAAAAATATTAGACGCAACAAATAACAGTCCAGTAGCCTTAAAAGGTTTTGAAATGGAATTTACAGCAGGAGGAAGAAGATAACATATGGGAGCAACCTATACAAGACAGAGTTCATCAACTATTGTTGATGGAACTACTATTGAAGCATCTCATTTTAATGCAGAGTTTGACCAAATACTAGCAGCGTTTGCTTCTAGCACTGGACATACCCACGATGGTACAAGTGCTGAAGGTGGACCAATAACAAAGTTATTAGGTAATACTTTAACATTTGGTGCAGCCACAGCAGGAACAGATATTACTATTACCTTTGATGGTGAGACTAGTGATGGTGTATTAAAATGGATGGAAGACGAAGACTACTTTGAGTTTTCAGATGATATCTTAGTTGCGAGTACAGAAAAATTACAGTTTAGAGATACTGCAATATATATTAATTCTTCTGCAGATGGACAGTTAGATTTAGTAGCAGATACAGAAATACAGATTGCTGCAACCACAGTTGATATAAATGGTAATGCAGATATATCAGGTAATTTAGGAATAGGTGGTAATTTAACAGTTACAGGTACTACAACATTTAATGGTGGTACATTAACTCTTGGTGATGCTAATACAGATAACATTGTATTTGGTGGAGAA